CCGAACTGAAGGATCCCTTCTCGCACCGGGTCATCCCGACCCCGATCTCCAGCGTGCCGACTCCCTCCCGGGCCGGCAGGGTCTCGGTATGCACATCCTCGACCTGCCGTTTCGTCTTGCCGCGTCCATCCTTCAGGACCGTCCTGGCCTCTGCGCCTCCGGTCCTCAGTGTCTTGGTAATCATCTAGCCCTCCGTAAGTTTTCGGTACTCTGCCGTTAGGGCGAGTGCCTTGTCCAAGTGCCGACCGAATCTCATCAACGGAGAGTCCGGAGATGTATCGGTCAGGCCGCCGATTCTGATGATGTAGGCTGGGTGATTCGCCACCAGTACGGGATACCGCAGCATGATCGGGTCCCCGTTTTCGTCTCTTGATTTTCCAGGCACGAAGGTAGTGAAGACTTCCCCGAGCCAGTTCTTGAGCGTGACCTCTTTCTTCATGACCTTTAGGGCCTCATCATTCGCCAGTGCCTTCAAGGCCGTGGCCCCGAGCGCGACGATAATGACGGGGTCGACGACGTAGATCTGCTCGTATAGTCTTGGCGAACAGGCCGAGATACTACTGCGGCTCGGTGGCATGTCCATGACGGCATCGTCCCCTCGATTGAGCTTGACCTTCACGCAGGAGCGGCACGACACCAAGTTCGTAATAAAGACCTTCGACCTGGGATATTCTCGATCTTCGAAGTAGGCATCCAGCAGCTCGCCAGAGGCTCCAACGAAAGGCCTGCCCGTCTCCTCTTCCTTGCTGCCCGGGCCTTCGCCGATCACCATGATCTCGGCATCAAGATTGCCAGTCCCGAAGACCAGCTGGCGATTATCCGCGGCCTTACGCCGTGTAGCCAGCTCGCACTTTTCGCAGTTGGCCCACGATTCCTTGAGAGCCGTAATGCGTGCGAGTTTATCCATCAGGCCTCCGACTTGATGATCAGGTCTGCAATCCTGGCCATGTCCGAGATCTTGACTTTGTGGATGAAATCGACATGCTGGATGGTGAACGAGGCCCCAACAGGAAGTAGTCCTCCGATGGGAGCCTCCAGGAAGGTCTTGGTCATGGCCTGTCCTGCCGTCATGGCGCGGATCGTCACGACTTCACGTACCTCCCGGAGTTCAACAGGATTCGTAACTCGGCAGTCGGCTATGCCCAAGAAGACTCTCCCGCCGGATCCTACGACGAATACCCTCTCATATTCCTTTATCGACCGGAATGGATCCTTGATCTCAGGCTTCTTAGTTCTTGGCACTGGCATCCTTCATCGCAGCGGTCCGTTCCCGATAGGCCTTGGTCCTGTCCTGATAGGCGGACGTAAAGGCCCCGGCGGATGAGCCGATCTGGATCACCAACGACTGCGCCACGTTGACCAGTGATGAAATGACATTCGCTACTTCGTTCATTGAGCTCTCCTTATTCGTTTATGGGGATAATCCTGTGAGTCCAGGTATTGCCGATTCTTCCCACAGAGGGCGTGGCAAAACCCGATCTCGTCTTCTAGCACGATGCACATGACCTGCTTCTTCCCTTCCTGAGACCTCTGAATCCGTCCGATCGATTGCTGCAGCGCATTGTGATCTCCGAACGGGGTCAAGATGAAGAGCGTATCGAGACTCGGAGCGTCCAGGGCCTCTTTGGAATACTGAGCCGTCGCGTAGACTACGTCTTTGGTCCTGAAGGCCTTCAGACATTCCGTAGGGCTCATGCCTCCCATCGCCAACCCGGCTCCCTCCGTGTGCTCCTGGAGGTATTGGGCGTGCATGCGAGAATGCGTGAGGGCAAGTATCCTTCTCCCAGATTTTCTAGCCTTCTTTATTTCGTCCAGAATGATGGCATTCCTCGCTGTATTCTGGACCAGCCAGGATCGAATCTTAGAAATGTTCTCCTGCCCGGACGTATCCTTGAAGGCCTGTTCCTCGAAGCGGTCCTTCGGCCTAATGCCCGTCTGGATGAACCAAGTTTCGGGCTTTAGATCCTGTTCCATGTCACTGTAGAGGACCTGCCCAAGATGATAGAAATATACGGTCTCGAGTCCGTCGGGTCGGGCTGGAGTAGCGGTCAAGCCCCAACGCCTCCCGAAGCACAGATCGGCCGTCCGAACGAAGGTAGGGGCCGACAGATGATGGACCTCGTCGTAGATCACGACTCCGAAATACCGTCTGAACTCTGCGGGCCATTCCCGACTGGCCAGCGTCTGGATCATCGCCAGCGTGATGGGATGCTTCCAGTCAAAGCTATCCTGCTGGACGAGTCCGATCTTGTCCTTATAGTCCAGGTGCCTACTGATCATGTCAGACCACTGCTGCATGAGGCTCTTGTTGTGCACGATCACGAGTGCAGGTGTTTGGAGGCTCGCGAGGGCCGTCAGGGCTATCACGGTCTTGCCCTTCCCGCAGGCAAGGTTCAGGATCCCACGATGGGCCCCCTGGAGGGCCTGTATGGCCTTGGCCTGAGAGTCATCGCGTGGCTTGACTCGGTGCGTGATCGAGACCTTCGGGAATAACGCTGGAGAAAGATCGACGAAGGGAAATTTATAGCGACTGAATTTATCTTCCGTGATGAAGAACTTCGGGACTATCAGGTGATGCGGAGATTCCTTCCAGAGCCGAACGACCGCACTTGCGTAGGCAGGATTGTTTGTCGTTGGGTAAACCTCAAGGGCCTGCTTGATAGCCTGGACATTGATCTGGCTTTTTGGCAACCAGAGATTATTCGAGATGTAGGCGCAGTCAAACGACTTCGCGGTGAACTTCATTCACGTCTCCATTTCATGAGGCTCGATGTCGGCCCCGCTCAAGCAATCCGTTGAGTATGTGTGCCCATTTTTCAGGGCGTGGTGGAGAATAGACCTGAGGGGATCGACTTGTCAAGCTACGGTTGGTCGGTACGATCGATCATCCGGTGGGAGAAAAACGATGCCTCCCGGAAGGCTGATCTAAGGCCAGCCCAGAACATATTGTTGGCCAGTTGATTCCGCGCCCGACGCGGGAGCGGCTTGATCATCGGCTTATCTTCCTTCATGGGCGAGAAGTCCAGCTCGGCCTCGTCCTCCGGGGTCAAGAGCTGGGCTTGCTTCACCTGCGGTGGAACGACCACCGGCAGTTGCCCATTCCTGCGGTTCAGATATTCAAGTAGCCTGCTCACTACTGCCTCCTTGGTTGAGGGATGAAATTGCCGTGTCTTGGTTTAGACCCTTATACCTTCTTTCCTTCGTCTTTATCGGCGTATTGACAGCCTCAAAGGGGTCCACGTAGAATGGTTCTTCAGGAGGGACCATGGACTTTACCGGACTGGTGCTGGACTCGTGCGATGACCTAGAGGGCGCTGTCCTGCAGCAACGCTTCCCTGATGGGAAGACGCCTGGTCTTATAAAGGCAGCGCAGAATTATTCGAGTGAAGAACTCAAGGATCTGCCGGACGAGTGCTTCGCGCTCTGCGCCATCAACGACGGTCAGATGTTCAGGAAGTTCGCAGTCGCGGACCCCGGCATGACGGCCAAATCAGTGGTCTATTTTCTCGAAACCAAAGATCATCTCCCCAAGGAAGCCCAGAAGGTCGCGTCTGCCAATCTCGTCCAGAGCTGTCTCCTATTCGACATCACACCACCGGAACCTCTACTCAAGTTAGCCGGAGATTCCATGGGCATGGAGCCCTACCTGGACGTGACGGGACTGGAGCCGGATATCAAGATCTCGCCCGTGACGGCCACGCTCGACACGCCGGAGAAGGTCGCGTATGCGTTGGAGCACTTCGAGGAGATTTACGGAAACATGCACCCTCGGGACCGACACCAACATGCCGTGCCGCTCCTGAAGGTGGCGAGCCTGCAGGGCGTAGAGACCAATGAGATGCTCCAGCGATATGGCTCCGAGACCTTCGCGACGAATCTGGATCTTGGCCGATCCGCCAGGCTCCAGCATCTAGCCCAGGAAGATGTGGATGGCCGAGCCGTCTTGAATGAACTCTACAAGAACGCCTCAGCCTCTCATCCCGAGGACTTCGCCGAAGCCCTGGCGCTGTACGATGTCGAGATGGGACTAGATCAGTACTGGGATCGTGGTATCCAGGATCCCTGGTTCTCAACCTTCGGCAGGGTCAAGTTCGCCGAGTGGGCCTACGTGGACGGCAACGATCGCGTGACGGCCGAGGATCTGCAGAAATTGGTCCAGAAGCCAATCCTGCTGTACGAGAAGTTCGACAAGGAGATGGTCGATGCTTTCCGAAAGGATCCGATCGGGATCTTTGAATCCCTGCCGTCCCCGGATCGAAAGGCCATCATGCGTACGGCCTCTGAACAATATAGCGGCGGCGTGAACGCCCTGACATCGGCCGGTTGATGAAATCCTCGACGCTCTCAGCCTTCCAGGATGAGTTCTCCAAGTTGGCTCAGGAGGAAGGGCTGGTCAGCAAGACGCAGCGTCGTCTTCGGATCGCCGGCGAGTTCGCGTCCCCGGTTGCGGAAGGTCTAGCATCGGGAATCATTGCCAAGGGTCTCGGCATCAAGGACATGAGGAAGATCCTGGCGGCCGGCGGGGCCGGAGCGGCCCACGGGGTCTACAGAAAAACCAAAGATTACGCAGGGTGAGCTTGGATCTTATGGAGCAGACCTTCGCCGAGAGCTTGGTGAAGATCGCGGCGCCGGAAGATGAAATCGTCCAGACGCTCGAAAATTCTCCCAAGACCGTTACGAGCCCCGACACGGTCGGGACCATCAAGGCCCCGGTCACGAATAAGGAGCCGGTCACCAGTCGTAATCTTTTCCGGAATCACGACACACATCCCATGATCTTCTACGTCTTCCTCTCGGACTACTACGGGCCCCTGTGGGTGACCTGGTTGCCCGAGTCCCTCTGGCTCGTCATTGAGCGAGATTTCAAGACCTCAATCGCGACGGTCTCGAAGGAGAAGATCAATGCGGTCAAGACCCTCCTGATGGTCGACTCCTTCTGGCGTGAGTGGGAGATCTTCGAGAAGGTCGCGCATGCCCTGAATAACAACGTGTCGAAGTTCAACATGCTACAACCACCCTCGCTGGGCCAGCTCGTGAATGCCGTCATGATCGCCGCCCGAATCCGGCATGATCTTCCTTTCGAGGAAGAGATTGGACGCTATGTCGCGGCCGTGGCGAAGAACGAGGGCGTGGAGTATCTGCCGGCGCCGCTGAATTTTGCTCAGAAGTTCCTCGGTGAGATTCCGAAGGATGTCGAGGACCGATACCAGGCCCTGTCCAAGATAGCCTGGACGGAAGCCGATATCCAGGAAACGGCTCCGGATATCCAATCCCTGAAGCTCCTGCTCGCACAGGGCTACGCGCAATACAGGAAGACCCAGCTGGTCGAACAGGGCAGGACGGTTGCGAAATGATCCTCTCCTCGATGCGCGACGAGCTGGAGAAGATCGCTCTTCTACCAGCAACTATCCGGCGTGCGATAGCGAATAGGCTAGCGAAAGCAGATAGGTCAGGTATAGATACTCTTGTCAGTAGGTATGCTCCTCATAAAGAACTTGGCGATAGACTAGGGAGGAGGAATGTTCTTAGAAAAATAAGAGCCCTGAATTTGAGAACTAGAAAACGAATTCCCATTGTTGAAGCGCGTAGGAAAGCAGACTTGGCAGCTGCAGCTAAGCTTCCTAAATATGAACCCCCTTTTTTCAATATTCATTCTAATAGAACTCCCATATACCGTAAGCCCAGAACTTGGGATCCGTATGAACAGAATATCGGTGGCGGAGGTCTAGACGAGATAGTTACTTATGATTAGGTATAGTTCGATGAGGAACGAGTTGGATAAGATCGCGAAGGCCAAGTATAAGGAGCGGTGGTTCCACCTCTCGACTCCCTCTGAGTCCAAGTCGCTTGGCAAGACCGTCGAGGATATCTCGAGGAAGCCCGGCCGGAGCCTGATGAAGCTCCCGGGCCAGATTGGTCGACGTGCCGTTCAGGGCTTGAGGACGGCGTTCCGCGGTAAGGGCATCGGATCCAAGATCTACGGAAGTCTAGCGGTTGCGGATCCGATCCTGACCAGCTATTCTGTAGCCAAGCATCCAGAGCAGTATTCGAAGGAGAAGGGCGGACCCGGTAGGGGACGAGCGCTCGGTGAGTCCTTTGGATCCGCGGTCGGGATGCTGGCTGGACCCAAGCCGCTCTTGGGATCTATGTTGACGGGTGAGGTTGGACGACGAGTCGGCGGCGCCATCGGTGGTGCAGCCGGAAAGCTCTTCCGATCGAAGAAGCCCGAGAGTCCTGCCTCTACCTAGTAGAGTCGGGCTGAAGGAGAGACGATGGATTTTGGAGACATAGGATCCGGGCCGGGTGCCGGACTAAGATTCGCTTCTCGACGAGGTCGCACGACCGGAGAGGGCGGCAGAGCTTCTCGTTATCCCTCCCCATTTTTCGATATCGCCCAAACTTTTTTGCCTTCGTCTGTCAAATCCATGTATCGATGGCTGAAATTTTATTTCCTCACTCACCCGATAATCAACGCCGTAATCATGAAGATGTCGGAATATCCCATCACGCCCCTCTCCTATGACACACCATTCGAAGAGCTAAAAAAGAGGTGGCAGAATGTCCTGGAGAGTACTCTCGACATCCTGTCCTTCCTCATAGCCTGCGGGCTTGACTACCACACCTACGGGAATTGCTTCGTCTCGATCTTCTTCCCCTTCATCAAGCATCTGAAGTGTCAGGGCTGTGGGCACGCCATCCCGATCTCCAAGGCCGACTATAAGTTCCGCGACTACCAGTACCTGCTGAGTTGCCAGAAGTGCAATAACGTCTCGCCCGCCTATATCCTGGATCGGCACATCCGGTCCATAAAGGGCATACGGCTCCTGCGCTGGTCCCCGGAGAACGTCAATACCATCCACAACGAGATCACGGGTGAGACCGTCTATGTATATGACATGCCGGTCGGCTTGAAGAACGATATCCTGATCGGTAAGAAGGAAATAATTGAGCGGGTTCCACATGTCTTCATCGAAGCCTTGAGGCTCAACAAGGCCGTCACGCTGGCCAAGGAAAACATCTTCCACCTCAAGCGCGCCCACTTGGCCGAGCAGGGTGATGGCCTGGGGATGCCACTACCGTTCCCGGTCTTGAAGTCCGCGTTCTACCTGCAGATCCTGCAGAAGAGTCAGGAGGCGATTGCGGAAGAGCATATCGTCCCACTCCGCGTTATCTTCCCCCAGCCCTCTACCTCTACGGGGGATCCCTACGGATACTCCGATCTTTCCAACTGGGCCTCCAGGGTCGAGGAAGAGATCGCACGCTGGAGGATGGACCAAAATCATATTCCGATCATGCCTCTTCCGATGGGTTATCAGTCCATCGGCGGAGATGGGCGAGCCCTGCTGCTCCATCAGGAGATCCGGATCTGGTCCGAGCACATCGTGGCCGGCATGGGCGTCCCGGCGGAATTCGTCTGGGGCGGTCTCTCCTGGAGTGGCTCCAACGTCTCGCTCCGGATGCTGGAGAATACCTTCCTGGTCTACCGCAACCAGCAGCTGAGGTTGGTGAAGTGGATTGTCAGCCATATCGCCTCCTACATGAACTGGCCTGAGATCCCGATCCACTTCACGGACTTCAAGATGGCCGACGACATTCAGAAGAAGCAGATGTACCTGCAGCTGACCCAGCTCGGCAAGCTGTCGGACCGCACGCTTCTGGATGAGTTTGGTCGAGACATCGTGGCGGAGCGGAAGCAGATGGAGGAACAGGTCGGCTATGATGCCGAGAAGCAGAAGCAGTTGATGATCTCCCAGGCGGAGGCGCAGGGCGAGGCCAGCCTCGTTTCCGCGAGGTATCAGAAGAAGCTTATGGAACAAAGCGGCGCTCAGCCAGGGCAGCCG